CATGGATAATGGCGAGTCGAAAGTTCCTTCGCTGGCGGGTGTCCTTGCCCCGCTGGCGGTATTTCCAGTGATGCTGTTGGCAACGATATTGGGTTTTTTTTGGGGCTGCATCCGATTAGCGTTCAATGATGGAGGTCTGACGGCAGATCGGATGGTGGCGCGTGCGAGTTTGAAAGGGCGCAGTGATGCAGGTAGATGAAATGGTTGATGACGACCCGGAAAGGATGTTGTGGGTGAATGTCCTGTGGGTGGCGATCAAGGATGTAGCGCGAGATGACGTGAGTATGGTGCGAGATTGCAATCGGCGAGAAGTCTCTCGGAATCGGGAAAATGCCAAAGAGTGGTTTTTGTCTCAAGAGGACGAGGAAGGGTCATTCCGCTGGGTATGTCTGATACTTGGCCTTGATCCCGACTGGGTACATCGATGGGTATCGGGCTTTATGAAATCGCCTCGGAAAAAGGAGATATCAAGAAGATGGAGGAATTACCAATGAATCAAGATCGTATCGGAAGTGTGGTCGAACACGCTGTCTGTCAGTTGACGGAGGGGAATGGCGATGCGGTAGCCTGTCTGTTACAGACGATACCGGTGGGCGATCTGGCCGAGGCCGTGGCCCAGGAATGCGAAGATGGGGTGAAGGTGGGTGATTATAGTCTGCTGCATGTGATGAGCGATGTGTTGTCTCGTGCGTTGAGCCTCCATGGAGATTCGTTATGAGCAAAACCTTATCGCTGGAAGAATTCAAGAAGAGACTTAGAGACGCGAGTTGGTTTTATATGATGGCTGACAGCCTTCGATTAGAGATGGAGGAGAAAGCACAATTGGATGCGTTGCGGGAAATAGCCAATGAACGTGGTGGCGCATGGAAAGTGGCGTTTAACGACGAGTTTCGTCGCAATTATGAAAAGATGGGTAATCTCAGTCTCCCGTTCCCTGATGCGGGAATGTCGCAATCATGCGTCTGATCTGTCCCTGCTGTCAGGCGGTTGCCAGCCTGGAGGCATGGAGTGGCAATGTGGCTGCCAGGGGTGCCCTGGCAGCTATTGCCCAATTGCCGGGTGAGGTTGTGCGCCATGTCCCCCATTACCTGGCTTTATTCCGCCCCGCATCCGACCAAGGACTCTCCTGGGAGAATGCGCACAAGGTGGTGACGGAGCTGGGTGCGCTGATCGCCAAAGGGACGGTGGCACATACCCATAGGGTGGCGCGGCCCTGTTCACCTGCGATATGGGCGGAGGCACTGGCGACCATGCTGGCGCAGACATCGAAAGTCAAACGACCCCTCAAGGGGCACGGCTACCTGATCACCATCGCTTATGAGTTGGCGGACAAGGCGGATGCCCAGCGGGAACACGGTGTGGAAATAAGTCGGGTCAACCGGGTGGTCGCGGATACCGGGGTGCCGAAAGAATTTGATTGGAGTCAGGCGGTCACCCCCGAAGAAGCGGCGGAAATCAAATCCAAAAGCGAGTTATTCGGACGTGCCTACAAAAACAGAATTAGCCAGGATTCACATTGCCCGGAAGGCGATGGGGTTGGATGACGATGACTATCGCTGCATGTTGCGGGATCGCTACGGGGTCCAGTCGGCCAAGGATCTGAACCCGGAGGATGTCCGGGATCTTTTGGCGCACTGTGCCAAGGTGGGGGCATTGTCCAGCGGCAAGGGTTGGCAGGGGCGACCCCAACCCAGCGAAGATCGTAAACCGATGATCAACAAAATCATTAAACTGTCTGATCTCCTGGGGCGGCTAGGAGAAGGAAAGACCTTTTTGCGTTATGCGGACGGTATTGCCAAGGCAATGTTTTTCCGAGGCGAAGAGAACGTGGAAATCTTTGTGGAACATCTGACCTCGAGCCAACTGCACAAGGTGGTGACGGCGTTGATCGTGCAGTGCAAGCGGGAAAAGGTGCAAGGATTCATCGAATGACGGCCCCGCGCATCCCATTGACCGTCGAAGATATGGAACGGTGTTGGTTACCGGAAACGGCCATCCGTTTGGTCGAGGTGATCGGCACGACGGCGGCACTGGCACTGATTCAGGAGTTCGGTGGGATCGAGATTGATATTCCCAGGAAGGTCGGGCCGGAACATCGTCTGGCCAGCCTTGTCGGCTTGGAAGCGGCACGGGAATTGGTTGCTCACTGGGGGGGTGATCGGTTGTATGTCCCCAAGGCGGATCATGCTGTCCGCTGCGTCCGTAACCAGGAGATGATTCGCGGTTATGATGCGGGCCAGAGCGAAAAAGAAATTGCGCTGGAATATCGCATTACCAGCCGCCATGTACGGCGTATCTTAAACAGTCCATCCCCTTCCCCTGGGCAAGGTCGGCCCAAACCCGATTTGCGGCAGCTATCGCTCTTCGAGGAATAACGGACATACGTCCGACTGCCCACCCCTTCCGCCATCAGCGATGATGGCGGGCATGAAAAACACACCCCAACAAACATTCAAGAATTGTCTCGCCCATGTGCTTTTGCATGAGGGTGGCTACGTCAATGACCCCAAAGATCCTGGTGGTGAAACCAACTTTGGGATCTCCAAACGCCAATATCCCACGGTGGATATCGCCCATTTGACCCGAGATGCGGCGGCGGACATCTATGAGCAGGACTACTGGCGGAAGATCCAGGGAGACAGTCTGCCACCGGCGATTGCCCTGGCGGTGTTCGATACCGCCGTCAATTGCGGGGTCTCCAAGGCGTCCCGGATGCTCCAGGAGAGTTGTGGGGCGGCAGCGGATGGGGTGATTGGTCTGGGGACACTCCAGGCTATCGAGAATAAAAACCCGGTAGACGTGGTGCAGGCGTTCATGGCCCGTCGTGCGGCACATTACGCCAACATCGTCATTAAAAACCCAACCTCGGCCAAGTTTTTGTTCGGCTGGTATCGACGCTGCTTTGCGGTTCATGGGGCGGCCATGAAACTTTTGGAGGGATAATCATGGAGGAGAAACATTGGTATCAAAGCCGTACCATCTGGGGAGCGGTGATTCTGATTCTCTCCCGGTTTGCGCCGTCCTTGGGGTTGGAGGTCGATCCTGGGAGTTTGACGGAACTTGCCAATTCCGCAGCGGATCTGACGGGAGTTGCTATGGTGCTGTATGGCCGGGTTAAAGCGGAACGGCCAATCCGACTCAGTGCCCCAAAAGAGATTTGACCGTGAGTGCCGAACTCTTTCTAAAATGGTGGCCGATCTTTGGGGCGGTGATTCAAGGGGTTTTCCTGTGGCTTGCATGGTCCATGCGCAAGATGTTCGTCACCAAGGACGAGCTTAAAATATTCCAGGAAGAGTTGGTCGAACGGTTGTGTGACCATGACCACAAGATCGATACCATCGAAGCCAAGATGCAGACGATCCCAGGGGGGCGAGAATTCCAAGAATTATCCTGCAAGGTCAACACGGCGGCTGGTGACATCAAAGCCGTTGGCGTCTCCTTGGAAGGGATCAAAGAACTGCTGGCACGGTCGGATCGTCAACTCAACATGTTGTTTCGGGCGCACATGCCCGAAGGGGACAAGTGATGAGCGCCAATCAGGTGATTCGGGAAGAGCGCCGGGGGTTGATATTGCAACTGCTCTCGAAGGTGCCGCAGTTTACCGCCAATGAGGTGATCATCCGTGATCACCTCATTGGCATGGGATGCCCCACCGGCTGGGATGTGTTGGTGGGAGAACTGGCTTGGTTGGATGAGCAGGGGTTGATCCAGTTGGATAAACCGGGCGGTCTGGCCATCGCGAAAATCACCCGCCAGGGACAGGATGCTGCCGATGGCACCACCCGGTATCCGGGTGTACGGACCCCGCTACCCCTATGAGTCGGCCATCCACCATCAAGCGACTACCGCCTGAGATTAAAAAGGAGCTTGACCGACTGCTGGAGTCGGGGGTTCCCATTCATGAAATCCGCTCCAGTCTGCAAAATCTTGGTACCACACCCCCATCCAAATCGGCCATCGGTCGCTATAAACAAGATTTTGATCAACAGATGATTCATTTGCGATTGGCCAATGAGATGGCGTCAACCTGGGCTAAAAGCGTCAGGGATGAGCCGGAAAGCGAAATGGCCCTGTTGGCCATGCAACTGCTGGAGGCGCATGCCGTATACATAGCCCGTCAGGCCATGGACGGCGATCAAGCCATCAGCGTCAATGATGTCAAGAGTCTTGCCGCTGCTGTGCGGGATCTTTCGGCAACGCGCCGTTCTATGGTGGATACGGCCAACAAAATACGCGCCCAAATCTTGAATGAAACCAGTGAAAAAATGGATCGGGTCATCCAGTCCCAAGGGCTGTCAACCGATGTCGCCGCCGCGATCCGTGAGGCGATGACGCAGTGACGAACACCCCGCAAGAGATATTGCTCCCTTACCAAAAAGCTTGGATGGCGGATCCATCCAAAGTCAAGGTGTGCGAGAAGAGCCGCCGTGTGGGACTCTCTTGGTGCGAAGCGGCGGATGCGGCGTTGACGGCGGCTTCGGTCAAACAAGCGGGCGGCATGGATGTGTGGTATGTGGGCTATAACAAAGATATGGCCCAGGAATTCATCCGCGATGCCGCCAACTGGGCCAAGATTTATCACCGGGTGGCGGTCAAAGTGGAAGAGGAGGTCTTCAAGGATGAGGATGGCGAGCGGGAGATTTTGACCTATGTGATCCGCTTTCAATCGGGCTATCGCGTCACGGCCCTGTCGTCCCGTCCATCCAACCTACGCGGCAAGCAAGGGGTGGTGGTGATCGACGAGGCGGCGTTCCATGATGATCTGCCGGGATTGATCAAAGCGGCCATGGCGTTGACCATCTGGGGGGGGCGGGTTCGTATCATCTCCACCCATAACGGCAACCATAATGCGTTCAATGAATTGATCGAGGAGGTTCGTGCGGGGAAAAGGGGTTACAGCCTGCACCGGATCCCCTTCAATGAGGCGGTGGAACAGGGTCTCTATCGGCGGATCTGTGCGCACAACGGGAGCGATTGGACCACCCTAGCGGAATCGGCCTGGGTGACGGAGATCCGCACCATCTACAAGGACAATGCGGCAGAGGAACTTGATTGTATCCCCAGGGAAGGGTCCGGCAACTGGCTGACGCGGATCATTATCGCTGGGTGTATGATCGATGGACCGCCGGTGATCCGGCTGGCACTCCCGGATGATTTTGTCGAAAAGCCGGAGTCTGAACAGCGGGCGGCCACCCGGTTGTGGTGCATGGTCCATCTGGAAGAACCGCTCGCCGCTTTGGATCCCAACCTGGAATCCTATTTTGGCCAGGATTTTGGGCGTAAGGGGGACTTGTCGGTGATCTGGGTATTGCAAAAGCAAGCCAACATGACCCTCGTGACCCGGTTCACCGTGGAGCTGCGCGAGACCCCGCACGAAGTACAAAAAACCATTTTGCTCACCATCCTGGCCCGCCTACCTCGTTTTCGGGCGGGGGCGATGGATGCGACCGGGAGTGGCATCACCCTCGCGGATGCGGCACGGTCTAAGTACGGCTCCACCATCGTCGAACAAGTTCAATTGAACAATGGTTGGTATCGGGAACACATGCCGCCACTCAAGGCGGCCTTGGAAGAACGGACCCTGTTGATCCCCAAACATGCCGATGTCATGGCCGATCTTGCCACCCTCCAGATGGAGGAAGGTGTCGCCAGAATCCCCAAGTCCGGGGGGCGTAGCAAGGGGACCGACGGGGGTTGGCGTCATGCCGATTCGGCCATTGCACTTGCCCTGGCCCATTATGCTGCAACCTGGATGAATCCGGTGAAGATTGAATTTCAGGCAGTGGATCTGGGGCGTCCGGCGGCGAATCTTGCGGGGTGGGATATGGAACCGCAATCGGCTTTTGAGACGGATGAGGATTGGGGTGCATCGGGACAGGCGCGTGATTTTACCGGATTTTGAGGGATTCTCTCATGAGTGAACAGGACCTACCAGAAACGGCCAGCATGGTGGAAATTGCCACCCTGGAATCGGGCAAGGATATCACCCGCGGATATATCGACCCCATGATGCCTTTGTCGCCCCAGGATACGGTGCTTCAGGCCCGGGGGCGTGGAGATTATGCACAGTATGAGTTGATCCTCCAAGATGACCAGGTGGCCTCCACGTTTCAGCAACGGCGATTGGCGGTGGTCAGTCGGGAGTGGACGGTGGATCCTGGTGCTTCGGACAAGGCGAGTCAAATGGCGGCGGATTATCTGCGTGAGACCTTGGACCATATCCAGTTTGACTGGATCACCGACCGGATGCTCTATGGGGTATTTTATGGATTTGCCATCGCCGAATGCCTTTGGGGGCGCGATGGAGCCAAGATTGCTCTGGAGGCGATCAAGGTGCGCAAACAGCGGCGGTTTCGCTTTGGCATGGATGGACGCCCGCGTCTCATAACGACCGATGATCCCATGGTTGGGATGCCCTTACCGGAGCGCAAGTTTTGGCATTTTACCGCCGGTGCCGACAACAATGATGAGCCTTATGGGCTGGGGTTGGCACATGCCCTTTATTGGCCGGTCTATTTCAAGCGGGCCGCCATCAAAAGCTGGAGTGTGGCGTTGGATCGGTTTGGTGCCCCGACGGTCAAGGGGGTATTCCCAAAAGCCGCCACAGAGGCAGAAAAAAAACAACTGCACAAGGCGGTGCAGTCGGTACACGCCAAGGGGGCCATCATCATCCCGGAGGGGATGCAGGTGGAACTGCTCATGGCTGGATCTACGGGCCAAGTCAGTTTTACCGACATGACGGACCGAATGAATGATGCCATCTCCAAGGTGGTTCTTTCGCAAACCATGACGACCGACGTCGCCGGGGGGCAATACAAGGGTGAGGTACAAAAATCGGTCAGAAACGAAGTGGTCCAGAGCGATGCCGATCTGGTGTGCCATTCGTTCTCGCAGTC